ACTCGTTCACTTGTGCTTGAGTAACATCAAGTACCATTTCGTTTTCTTTACCTGTAAGAGGACTTATTCTTTTTACTAATATCATTTTATTCTCCTATCTTTTAAGTTTAATAAATTGTCTTCTCGCCTTTGAAAAGAGTTTCGAAGGCTTCTTATAGATAATCTCCTCCTTCGTTCCTGTGATGATGTAACCGACATTCTGATTCTTACTATCAAAGATATAAGTATGATTCTTGACATTACAACCAGAGTCACTCCAATCAGTTATCTCTTTGTAGTATGTGTAGTTATTATCTGTCATAAATTGTAAATGATGTTGCGTATGCTTTAAGACAATGTTGAGGTGCTCTATCATAAACACCAGGTATCGACTTACCTCGATAACGCACTCGACATGGTCGTGACTTTAAAAAATTATCTACCACATACGAATCGCGATATTGAATCGGTATATTCGCAAACTGTTTTTGTGTTAAGTCTTGGCCTTCAAGTTTAGCCATATCTAAGTCATAAGTTGAAACGCTATCTGCCATAAGTTACTCCTAAAAAATCAAACTCCGTATCGAAGTCAAGACGAAACTTTCGTGACAAACGACTTACGAAGATTTTTTGCCCAAAGATTAGATAGACTAAGTAATCACTCAGACTTATCCCGACATTAAAACGGTTATTTGCTTTCATAAAATGTGCTACTATGATCATTCTTTTTCTCCTTTTGTCAACCTTATAGATAATGTGGGCCTGTCCATGCTACTGAGTAATTCTCAAAAATGTTTCCTCTCGGAGAGTTTAACGCTGGTTTTTTCCAACCAGATGGTTTCAATAAATCACCCTCTTTGAAGGTCACATAATCAGGACCAGTTTTTCTTTTACTCTTTACTTTAAAATCTTTCATAGAGATAAAACCCCATACCATGGTTTGGTTTTGGTTTCGGTCACTTACCACTCTGAGATACTTATTTCCAACCTCGTATCCTATACCCTCTTTGAATTCTTGATTCATCTTTGCATTCCTTTCTGCTGGCATGAACTGGTCATAAGAGTTAAAGATTTTTTGCTCTAACTCACCAAGTGCGTTCTTGAATTCATCATCAAAGGGTAATTGTTCTAAATTTAAATAGTCACTCATTAACACGCCTCCGCTGCTTTTCTTATTGCTTCTTTACCTTTTTTTATACCTTCTTTGATATAGTCAGCTAGATGCCTTTTCATTGAGAAAGCGTTATAACCACCACCACAAGTAATATCAATACCTGTAGATGTAAGGGTTAGTTTATAGTATTTGTTACCATCTATCATGTCATAACCATCCTTACCTGATAACCAGTAAGTATCGTATTGACCTGAAACAGGTACTAGTTTTAAATTTACTAGGTCACCTGTAAGGAACTCTTTTAACTTAGTCTTATTAAGTGTGTCACCTTTCGGTGCTATTGTTAATGTTTCTGTATATTTACTCATAATTTATTTTACCTCGTTTTTAAATTTATACTATGATCATAAGAAAAGTGGTAGCACGAAGTCAAGCTAGACTCTGGAGAGACTTGGGGTGGCCGGAAAAAAATTTATATCGAAATCGAATCCAAAGTCATTTACATCCACGATAATCCCCTAAGGTACAGCTGCCCCCCACCCCTCTAACTCCACAAAGGCCCCCCGCTGCCTCTCAGAGAAAACATAACACTCTGGTTGCAGAAAACACGCTCGAAAACACGCACTAAAGCTTGACTCCCCGCTACTAAAAAGTCTATGATCATATAGTAGAAAGAGGTTAAAAATTATGAGTAACGAATATAACGAACAACTAAAAGACTCGATAATCACAGAGGTCGAATCACTGGACTATGTAACACTTATGTCCTCTCTAAGTGACGCGAATGTGACGAAGGTCTCCAAATACACAGGTAAAGAAGCATCAAGTATTATCGAATACGCAGAAGATGTCCTGATTGAACAAAAATGGGAAGAGGCATTAGAGGCATCTCCCTACTAATTATGAGTAAAACTGAAATAAGTAAATCAGTTGGTGAAAGTCTAGCACAAAGCTATAAGGCATGTGTCCGACTTGAACACATCGCGACTTCTTATCCATCAGTAGTACCAATCAACTCGAAGGAGTTTATGTTACTGACTGTTAAGAATAATCAAGACGCGTGTTCAGATTTAGCTTTCGGGAGTATGATCTCAAGGGGTGTATTAGAGCCTAATTGGTTCGAAGACTACTTCTTTGAAGGCGTATATTACGAAGGCCAACTTAAATCCCACTAGCAGGAGACAAAAACTAAGACGACTTATGTAATGAGATAAGGTCGTCTAAGCGCATGACCACAAGTGTTTCCTGTCGATTCCTTGACATAACCACAAGGGGTTTATATGACTTACAGTTCTCTTTTGCTTGTTCCCAAGCACTCCACACATTCAATTTTTCTTGATTCTTACACTCTATACTATAGGGGAACGCCTCTCTTGCTGCTCTGGACATGATAAGATCTTCGCCTTGACTGCCCATCGGACGGCTTTCTATGTCTTCTGGGTGTATCTCCAACTCTTCGATAAGCTGTGTTCTTACCTGTTGTTGTAGTCTCCTACCCTTTGCTTTCGCTGAACTTGTCTTCATTCTGAACCTCGCGCGCCGCTCTCATCCTGATTCTGAGTACCACTCTGATATGTCCGAATACCATTACGCACCATATGGCGTATTAGATCTGACCTATTAAAGTGATTTCTACGGCAAAACTCTGAGTGCTCAAGTATTTCGTCTAGCATCTGTACGACTGACACTTCAAATCGTGTGTTTACTGACTCTGTGTAACGCCTCATTGGAACCCCCTATTTCTGTGTTCGGTTATGTTTTACATCTATAGAGGTATATAGTTAATCGGATAACCCCCATATTACGAGGCCTATCACTATTAACAGGAGTAGGTGTTCGATGCCCATTGAATTGGACCTGGTCTTATAGGTAATTCTGGACTCATTCTTGGTAACTGATAGTCATAGTATAAGTAAGGTTCTACTATAGGATACTCTATCATGAGAAATACCAAGCCACCTATCAGTAAAGTAATCAATAGTGCGATTAGCATTGTTTTAAATGTTTTCATATATTCTTCTATGCTACATAAGTGGTAGCGTACTTTCAACCCTTTAGAGGTCGTTTACTGTAACTGGATGGCCATGCCAGGTAATACCAATGATAGTATTACCACTCGTAATTGTGCTCGTAGTTGTAGTTGTAACCTCTGTGGATTTCGGAACCGTAGTATCTTCGATAGTATGTGTGTTCGTGTGAATTAAATTAGGGCACTCAAGGTGTTCGTAATCTGTATTCGCCCATAAACAAGGGTCTTTCGGTTTAGGATTCGGTCTCGTAGTATCTTCGATAGGGACTTCTTCTGTCGTAAGTCTATCGTTTGCGTCTTCCATAAAGTTATTCATACACCAATGCCATGCGTCTTCACTCTCTAGAAATGCTGCACATTCACGGAAATGTTCTCGCCATGCATCAGGATTGTAATCATCATTCCATTCTTTATTTGGACTTTCAGGTATTCTCCACCCGACTGCACATGAAGCTAAAACACTAGTGCACAGTATCGTTATCAATATTTTCTTCATTCAAGTTCTCCTCTGTTGGGTCATAGATCTCTTCTTTACAAAACGGACAATATTGTGGTATGTATTGTAGTCCCATATCATGTTCTATCTTGAACTCTGCGCCACAGTTCTCACAAAACATCTCCGTTTGGTTTTCGTTATCAATCGACATCATCTACCCATGATTTAAGTTCATTATAACCACCAATGTATTCTTCTTTAAACACTGCTGTATCCCATTCCATGATATTTCGAATCTGTGGAAAAGTTCTTGCGTCTGGAAAAACTTCAAAGAGTTCTTCTGTTGTAAAATCTTTACCAAGTGATTTATACTCATGTGCGTATTTCTTTGTTTTACAAAGATTGACTGCCATATCACAATACGGACAGTTTGGTTTACCCCATATCTCTATCATTCTATCCCCCTATATTAATCTCTATAACAAGCATTGTTAATAACATGAATCCAAGTGAACCGAATTGTAGTACACTTGCGATTGCTACAATACTTAGACCTCTATCTGCCCACCATTTACTATCTGTTTCATGCCACTCCTTTATTTGTTCAGGTGTAGCTGTTTCTGGTACCCAACGAATACCTAACTCTTGTGCGACATCTTGATAAGGTGAACTAAAGTCTAATTCAAGTTGTTTTTCATCATTCATATTTTTCTCCAATCTTCGTTAAAATTACAATGACGGTGATATCCATCATCTGTCATATAGATAAACTGTGCACCAAGTAGTTCTATTACTTTCCCTTCGTTGACACGGTCATATCCATGTTCTGTATGTCTTATTCTATCGTTTAACTTTGGTTTACGCTCTTTCATTTGTATTCTGTTTCGATTAATTCAGCAAGAGTTTGTATTTCAGCTTCTGATAACTGACCGGCCTGAGCCCACATAGTAGAACTCATAGCGTTTCTTGTTCCTTTGTTCTTATATATTGTTAAAGCTTCAATTATATAGTCAGCTGAAGAGCCTGCAAGTGCTGGAAAGACTGCCATACCTTCACCATTCTGACCATGACACGCTGCACAACCAGCCCATAAACCACGGACACTACTAAAAGGGTCACTTGCTGCCTGTAATTGTTTTGCTTGTAATTGTTGTACTACTGTGCCGTATGTAGCTACATATTCTCGATAACACTCACCAGTACAACTCTTATTATTTGAGTAACCTTTGACTTCTAAGCCTGGGTATATAACGGTAAAATGAAATACCATTACACATGCGACTGCTGAAACTGCTAATAAAAATTCTCTCATTTTCTATCTCCATATCTATGATTCACTTCACTATGATGTTGTTCATCAGCTCTGACTTTTTTTACTAAGTCTGATAGTCTAGCTGACTTTCTCATTTTGTAGTAATCGATTGCTAATTGTGGGGCGGGTACATTTTCTACATGGCCTGATTCTATCAGACTCAAGTATTCAGTATAACTTCGAACCGCCTCTTCTTCGAAGTATGCTATCATTCTGTGTGCTGTTCTATTTGCAAATATGTAAAGTCCAAAGTAGAATAACATAAACACTAGTTGTGCAAATATTACTAAACCTCTCTCAAACCAGTTTGGTTTAGCTATCTCAATGAAGAACATCAAATGCATTCTTTCATTCTCTGCCTCTTCTAACATTTCTCTTATTGTTGGACCATATCCTGTTCTCATTTTTCTAAGACTTTTTAAATGTAACCACATACCTGCCACCATGCCTGGTACCCCTGCTATAGTTTCTAGAACTACTGCTCTATGACCATATCTTTTTGCAAAGAATGTATCAGCTATAAATCGAAAGAACTTTGTCATAGAGAAAGCTATTCTGTCTGATACTGTTATTGGACTTCTATCATTCATAAAATACCTCAAGTGTTGTTTTGTTTCCTGATAATTCTCTCTCTACTCGCTCATGTAATTTTTCAACTTTCTTTGGATATGCCCAACCTAATCTTGCTGTCTTTTTACCTTTATGCCATGGTGGTATCAATCCTCTTGCTGTATATTGTTCTTCTGTAATATCTATAAAATCGTCTTTACTCTTACAAAACCAATGATACTCACCTTCATCATCAACTGCACGGTGAAGTTCAAGTTCTGGATAGTAGTTTTGTAATACACAGGAAGCGTGATAACAATGGCCTGCCATATTTTGTACAGCGTTTCTACTCAACCATGTCTTAGCGAGTAAGTCTGTAGTCAAATTGTTTTTAATGGCTTCGATAACCTTTTCCATAATATAAGTATAGTTTATAATTTAAATGTACTGAATTCGTCTTTCTTTATATCTTGTTTAATACCACCAACAATGTATGATTCAACTTCTGTCTCTTGAGGTGCATTTTGTAGACCTCTAGATGATAACCAATGTTGAGTCCATGGAAGTGGATTGTTCGTAGATGGTATATCATATACTGGTTTAAAACCTAAAGACCTGAGTCTTTTATTTGCAATGAATTCAACATATCTACCAAGTAATTCTTCTGATAGGCCTATCATAGAACCTTCACGAAATAAGAATTTAGCCCAATCTTTCTCTTCATCTACTGCTTGTTTAAATGTATCATATACCCACTCTTCATTATCTTTGATTACTTCATTCATAACTTTGTCTTTTTCTAGATTCATATAGTTCTTGAGTATATGTAAACTGATTGCTAAGTGTTGAGATTCATCTCTTGCGATAAGACTAATTATCTTAGCTGAACCTTCCATAAGTCTGAGTTCACCAAAACCAAAAGTACAAGCAAATGAAACATAAAAACGCAGGCCTTCAAGTATGTTGATTGACATTAACATACGGTAGAGTTTCTCTTTGAGTTTATATTCATCATTTCTATTGTGTTTTGCGTACTCTATGAAGTCATCATAGTATTTTGTAACACTCTCTGCTCTCTGAATTATAGCGTCTTCATTTATGATATGGTCGAATACTTCCGATGGGTCAGGATAAAGGTTCTTTATCATATATGTGTAGGAACGACTATGGATAGTCTCCATGAAGTCCCAGGCGACTATACATGACTCTAGTTCTGGTAATGATACATGAGGAAGTAATGCTAGTGCAGGACCTCGCCCTTGAACTGAATCAAGTAATATCTGATATTTAAGATTACTTGTAAAGATATGTTTTTGACTTTCATTCAATGATTGATAGTCATTTCTATCTTTTTGTAATGATATTTCTTCTGGTCTCCAGAAGTAACTTAATTGTCTCTGAGTTAAACTATCAAATACAGGATATTTGAATTCATCAAATCTCTGAGTATTCAGTTGTTCACCAAAGAACATTGGTTGTTTCTTAAAATCTACATTGTTTCTATTAAATACACTCATATTGCACATGCCTCGCAGTCTTCTTCGTCATTATCGTATCTATTGTAGCCAGACATTACATCAGCTGCATCATCTACAGCAGATGGTTTCTCTTCAATTTCATCATCACCTTTCATATCATAAGTATTTTGATAGTAAGATGTTTTCCAACCATACTTATAAGTATTCAACATATCTCTGGCCATTATTGATAATGGTACTTCGTTTTTTTCGTAATTTTCTGGATTGTATGACCAATTACCACTTATGGCTTGGTCAAAGAACTTCTGCATCACGGATACTACCTTTATATATCCATCATTGTTTTTCATATCCCATAAAAGAGTATAAAAGTTTTTTAAATGTGAATATCCAGGTACTATCTGTTTTAGAGGCCCTTTCTTTGATTTTTTTACTGATAGATAATCTCTAGGTGGTTCTATACCATTTGTTTCATTTGAAACAACACTTGAACTCTCACTTGGCATCTGAGCCGATAGTGTGGAGTTTCTTAATCCATGTAGTTGTATCTCTTCTCTTAGTGTTTCCCAATCTAATTCGTATTCTGGTTTGACTAAATCATCAACATCTTTCTTATAGTGGTCAATCGGTAGTAGTCCTTGTGCATATTTTGTTTCTTTAAATCGTGAACAAGGCCCTTTCTCTTTAGCCACTTCTATACTACCTTTGAGTAAGTAATATTGAAAATGTTCTGTAAGTCTGTGTACTGTAGCTAGAGCTTCTTCATCACCATACTTGACTTTATTCTTAGCTAGATAATGTGCTAAACCAATATATCCAATACCAAGACTTCTGCGTGATGTTGTAGATTGCATAGCTGCCAGAATAGGATAATTCTGATAATCTATAACTTCATCTAATGCTCTAACAGATAACTCACATAACTCTGGTAGTTCTATTAAATCATTTGATAAAGTACCTACATTTATTGCTGAAAGTATGCAGAGAGCTATCTCTGCTTCGTTATTTTCGTCAATATGTTGTAATGGAACTGTCGGAAGTGTTATCTCTTGACATAAGTTAGACATTTTTATCACATTACCATCAAAAGAACTATGACTATTACAATGGTCTATATTCATAATATAGATTCTACCTGTTTCAGCTCTCTCTTTCAGTATGTCCATAAACAATTCTTGGGCTGATATCTTTTTCTTTGGTATAGAGTAAGCTCTTTCGTATCTTTCATATAGTTCATCAAACTCTTCACTACCAAAAGCGTCATATAAATCTGGTACATCATGAGGTGAAAATAAGGTAATATCTTCATTCTTTAGAAATCTTTCATAGAATAGTTTTGATATTTGTATTGAGTAATCAAGTTTTCTCACTCGATTATCATCTGAACCTTTATTATTTTTAAGAACTATGATATCTTCTATCTCAGAATGCCATATAGGAAAGTGAACTGTAGCAGAACCACCTCTAACACCATTTTGAGTACAACATCTTACAGTTGATTCATATTTTTTAAGAAATGGTATAACTCCTGTATGTTGAACTTCACCACCTCTTATCTTTGAACCTATACCTCTTATTCGACCCGCGTTGATACCAATGCCTGCCCTCTGAGCAACATATTTCCCAATAGCCATATCAGAAGTAAAAATACTATCCAAAGTATCATCACTATCAACCAGAACACAACTAGCAAACTGACGGAGAGGAGTCCTAACACCTGCCATAATAGGCGTAGGGATATTAATTTTGAATGTTGATATAGCTTCGTAATACTTTTTAACATATCTTAGTCTTTTTTCAGGTTTGTAGTTTCTAAACAGAATCGCTGATATCAACATATACATATATTGAGGTGACTCATAGAGTTTACCTGACGACCTATCTTGTACTAAGTATTTATCTACTATCTGTCTTAAACCTGCATATGTAAAATCCATATCACGGTCATGTTTGAGATAGCTATTGATTGTATCCCATTCTTCATCTGTATAATAATTGATTATATGGTCATCATAAACACCTTGATTGATGTTTCGTATAACTATATCTTTAATGTGAGGATATATCTCTGCGTCTTTCCATTTTGTATTGAATACATCTTTACGAATTTGAAACAGTAGTAATCGTGCTGCTACATACTGATAATTAGGTGATTCAAGTGATATCAAATCTGCGGCAGATTTTATCAGTATATCTTGTATCTCATTCGTTGGCATTCCATCATAAAACTGTAACCCACTATTCATTTCTACAGAAGATTCAGATACTCCAGCTATGCCTGAACAGGCTGCTTCGACCATCTTATGTACTTTATCTAAATTTATAGGTTCAACGGAACCATTTCTCTTAATTACTTTGTTTTCACTTTCAACTACCACTTACTTTACTCCAGTCACTTAAAGCCATTCTGGCTTCTAAACCAGAGACTTTGTTCTTATCTATCATTTGTAGTAGAACATTTGAACTTAGACCACTCAAAACCATATCATTGATATCTTTCTCAACAATACTTTTAGGCCACATGCAGATGGTAAAACCATCATCAATCATCTGACCCATTTTCTTAACTATCTCAGGATTCCTAGGCTCGTTATCAAATACTACGACTGCCTGAGAGGCAGGTACTATATTTTTTAGTTTCGTAAAGTCACTACCCGCAACTGCGATTGAGTTGGGTAGAAATAAACTATCAATGGGGCCTTCTGTAACATAAACTGTATTATTGAAATCAACTTTTCTAAGTCCGTAAATAAGAGGTAATGTTTCATCTATCTTTAGTGTTAAATACCGTAGTTCATTGTTATTAAGAGCCCTGCCTGAGATTCCGACCAGTTGTCCTTGTCTTGAATAGAAAGGAAATACTAATCTTGGGTCTGTTCCAAATACTCTATCCTTATACTT